GGTGATCTTACATTTGTTCCAACAACAAAAGATAGAGTTGTTATAAGTAGTGTTGAATTTAAAATTGTTCAAGTAATAACTAATGAGCAGAATAATACTGCTGTAAGTTTTGATCTTATCTTGAGGTAAAGATGGCAAGACAAATAAGATTAGACCAAATAGATGATGTCATGAGGGAAGCAGTAGAGGATTTAGTTGCTGCAACTACTTTGGAGTGGACGAGAAGAGTAAAAAAAGCAACACCAGTTAGAGTTGTTTATGAAGGCGAACCAAAGGGAGGTGGTCAGCTTAGAGCAGCATGGCAAACAGATATAAAGCCACTTGAAGGCACAGTAACCAACAATGTTGTATATGCAGAACCTGTATGTTTCGGTGAAAACCTACCACCATCATGGGGCGGAGTTTATAGAACTAGACAAAAAACTGTTGCTGGTTTTCCAGAGCTTATTGGAAAAGAACTTGAACAATATGCCAGAAAAGAGTATGAAAGAATTAAAAGAGGTATTTAATGGCTGCAACTGATTTAAACACTGTCAGATCAACAATAGAGGCTAGGTTAGCCACAGAGCTTGCTTCAAGCCCAGCGATCCCTGTTGTATTTAACAATATGACCTTTGACTCAACTGCTGAGGATACTTTTGTTCAGTGCATTACAAGCTTTGGTGCTGGTGAATATTTAACAATGGGAGGAACAACTGACTCAGATAATAATGTTGTTGGTTTGATTCTTTTAAATGTATTTACAGAGGAAGGATTAGGGGCAGGGTCTAATTTTACAATTTGCAAACGGCTTAGAGACTTATACAATAGAGTGACTGTATCTAATGTAATTTTTGATTCACCTGTAGGGCCTGAGATCTTAACATCAAGTCCAGAAGGTAAGTTTCAAACACAACTTAGAATTACTTTTAACATTTATGAGGATCTTTAATCATGCCAAAACTTGTTATAACTGAAGAAATGCTTGACGCTATTGAAGCTGTAAAAGGTGTAAGGGATGCTAATTATTGGGACCCAAACTGTAAAAGATATATGGAGAATCAACAAAATCCGAAAAAAGATGTAAAAAAGTCTGAAAAGAGTTAATATATTTATAAATATTTCTTTTTTTTGTTATGGCTGCTGTAAAAGGTGATGTCGGTAAAATAATGTTCCATAATGCTGCTGGAACAGAAGCTGATATATCAGGTGTTAGAAACTGGTCTTTATCTATAACTAAAGACACCCAAGAAACCACAGTAATGGGCAATACATCAAAAACTTTTGTTGGCGGCCTTATTGCTGGTGAAGGTTCAGCAGAATTGATCTATGACAACGCTGGAAACTCAGATTACCTTGCATTTGTTGAAGATGTACTTACAACAGGTGATGCTGGTGACGCATTGTTTGAGTTATTTCCTGACAGTTCAGCTAGTTCTAAAAAATTAGCTTTTTCTGGAATAATCACTAATGCTGAATACGGAGCAACTCTTGGTGAGATACAGCTTATCAACGTCACATTCCAGACAACAGGTGCAATAACTTCAGATATATAGTAAATTAAAAATACTTCGCACTTAATTTATGCCAAGCAAAAGAACTATTGATCTCATTACTGAGTCCTATGGGGATCAGATGTCCACTAGGAGGAAATATGAATTTAAAAATGCTAGAGGGGAAAAGGTAGTTGATTTATATTTTAAGCCATTAACAAGATTTGATAGACAAAGAGCCCAAAGTATGGCTGGCACTGATGAGGCTCTTACAGTATCTACTCAACTTCTTTGTCAAATGGCAGAGCTAGAAGATGGCACAAAAGCTTTTGCTCTTGCAGATGCACCAAACTTACAAAGAGAATTGCCAGAGAATGTGTTGAATGAAATAGAATTATTTTTGTTTGATATAAAACTTGATGTAGATACAGCAAAAAACGATTAAAGCGAGATAACTGGTTAAATTTTGAGTTTTTTCTCGCAACAGAATTAGGCAAAACAATACAAGAATTAAGAAAATTAATAACTCAAGAAGAGTTAATATATTGGGCTGGATATTATGAGAATAAATTTGACGAAGAAAGAAAAGCTGTTCAACGACAAAAACACAATTCAAGGTAATATATAATAAAGGCTTTTTTTATTTGTGGCACAGGCGAATGTAAAACTTACTGTAGATGCCACTAATGCGACAAGGGCTTTACAGGGAGTACAGAATAAAACAAACGCACTACAAAAGTCATTTGGTGGACTCAAGACTGCTATTGCTGGTATTGGCATAGGAGTGCTTGCAAAAAGAACTATAACTGCCGCAACAAGTTTTGAAAAATTAAATCAAAGATTAAAAATATTGACTAAGGGTAATGGCACTTATGCTGAATCTCTTAAATTAGCTGAAGAAGCTCAGACAAAATTTGGTTTAAGTTCGATTGATGCTCTTGAAGGGGTAACAAATTTACAGGCAAGACTTGGCCCATTAGGTTCATCTATGGATGAAATCACCGCAATATTTAATGGATTTAATACAGCAGCTATCTTGTCTGGTGCTTCTGCTCAAGAACAGGCAGGGGCAATGCGTCAGTTGACACAGGCTTTAGGTTCTGGAGTTTTAAGAGGTGATGAATTTAATAGTATTTCAGAGCAAATGTCTGCTGTTCTTAAACCTATCGCAGATCAGCTTGGGGTAAATGTTGGTGCTTTAAGAAGTATGGCTGCACAAGGAAAAATCACAAAAGATGTAGTTGTTAAAGCTTTTAAAGAAATAGAAAAAGAAGGCAGTAAGGCTCTGAAGGAATTAATAAAAAATGACCCAACAATGGTGTTTAAAGTTTTAAGTAATGAAACACAAAAACTATCAATAGCTGTTGGAAGTTTGCTTGCTCCAGCAGTTTTAGATGCACTTAGAGGAATAACACAACTAACAAAATCAATAACTGAGCTTGTTAACTCACCAATAGTGCAGACTGCTGGAATATTTACAGGAATTGCTATTGCTGTTAAAGGTTTCACAACTGCAACAACATTATTAGTAGCGGCAAAAACTGTTTTAATAGCTAAATTTATTGCTACAAAAGCAGGAGCTATCGCTTATGCAAAAGCAACCGCCACAGCATCAGTAGCTACAAAAGCATTAGCTATCTCAGTAGGTGCATTAAGTTTAACTTTTAATGCCTTACCATTTGTAGCTATTGCAACAGGTATAGGAGCAGTAGTAACACAACTAATAAAACAAAAACAAGAACAAGACAAAGTAACTGAAGCAATAAAAAAAGGTGAAGTCGCACAGCTACGAGCTTTAGAAGCTGATATTGGGATAAAAATGGCGAAAGAGATAGCAATACTTAATAGATCAAATGATAAAAGGACAATAAATGCAGCAGAAAAAAGGCTTGGTTTATTGCATAAACAAATGAAACCTATTAAAGATAGATTAAATGAAGTAATTAAAGAAAATGCAGAATTAGATAAAGCAAACAAACTTAAACAAAAGTCTATTGATAAAGATAAAAAACTTAAAGAAGAAGCAGAAGAACTAAAACAAAAGTATATGGAAATTGGCCAAAGTGTAGAAGATGGCATTGTTACAAATCTTACTGACGCAGTTATGGGAACAAAAACATTAGCACAAGCAGCAGTAAGTGTTCTTGATAATCTGAAGAGGAAACTTATTGAGGTTGCCATTCAAAGGGCTGTTTCAGGTATAGGTGGAAAAATAGGAGGGTTTTTAGGCAATATATTTGCAAAAAGAGCAAATGGTGGCCCAGTATCTGCTGGTGGTGCATATCTTGTAGGTGAGCGAGGGCCTGAAATCTTGCAAATGGGTTCAAAGGGTGGGAATATAATTCCAAATAATGCGATAGCTGGTGGAGGAGTTACAAATGTTGTTACTGTAAATGTAGACGCAAAAGGCTCATCTGTGGCTGGTGATGGTTCTGGGGCTGACCAACTAGGACAGCTAATCGGTGGTATAGTTCAACAAACCCTTGTAAAAGAACAAAGGGCTGGAGGTTTACTTAACAGATAATGGCTACATTTCCATCAATCACTCCCACTTATGGGATGAGAAAAACAAGTTCACCAAAAATAAGGACAACTCAACTTGGTGATGGCTATGAGTTTAGAGCTTTGTATGGCCTTCCTTTGTCCCAAGACCCAAAAGTATATGATCTTACTTTCAACGTGTCTGAGACTGAATCAGATGTTATTGAAGGCTTTTTAAGAAGTAGGGTTGCAGATCAGGCAAGCTTTTCGTTTACCCCACCAGCAGAAGGGTTCACAAAAACAGGAACTTATAGTCAAAGTACAACAACTGTGACAATAACAATCACACAGCATGGAGTTGCTATTGGTGATATTTTAACTATTGATTATACTTCTGGTTCTGCAACTGATGGTACTTTTTCCGTTGCATCTGTGACAACTGATGATGTATTTACAGTAACGGCTGCTGATGATGCAACAAATAGTGGTAATGTTTCGATCACTCTTTCTGGTGCTGGCAAATATGTTTGCGATTCTTGGACAAAAATTATACCTTATAACAATAGAGCAATAATCAACTGTACTTTTAGAGAGGTATTTGAACCATAAATGGCTAATCCTGTACCAGAGTTACAACAACTTACAAACAAATCTATAATTGAGTTGTTTTCTGTTGAACTGATACCTGATCTTCATTACACAAAATCAGCAAAAACAGCTACATATAGTCAGTCAGGAACAACAATCACTATTTCATTAACTGCTCATGGATTTTCTACTGGTCTTATTTTAAGTCTTGATTTTACTTCTGGAAATGGTATTGATGGGATTTATACAATACAAACAGTTGCTACAGACTCTTTTACAGTCACAGGCACTACTTCACAGTCTACAAGTGGCAATGTGTCGTTCAATGTGAATACAACATTAAGTGATGCAACAGTTTTTCTTTTTCATGCTGGCAACAATATGAAAGATAGTGGCGACATTGTTTGGCAATCCAATACATATACAAGGATGCCATGTAGGGCAGAGGGCTTTAAATATTCTGGTAAAGGTTTATTACCAAGACCTACACTTACATTTTCAAATTTGTTAGGAACAATAACAACAATTATTTTGAGAGTAAATCAAACGACACCTTTTATTGATTTGCAAAGGGCTAAAGTAACAAGGAGAAGAACACTCGCAAGATTTTTAGATGAGGAGAATTTTCCATCTAATGTGAACCCTTTTAAGGTTGGTTCAGTAGACCCAACAGCAGAATTACCAAGAGAAGTGTATTTCATAGATAAGAAAACAACAGAAAATAGAAATATTGTAGAGTTTGAAATGGTAAGCAGTTTTGATTTGGCTGGTGTTGGTGCACCCAAAAAATTAGTTACGAGAGATGACTTTAAAGGTGTAGGAACTTTTGTTAACTTTTAGATATGACTTGGAAAGAATCTTTTAAAAAATATGCACAAAAACAAGCACCTAATGAGGCTTGCGGTTTGCTTGCAATAATAGATGGCAAGGAAACTTTTTGGCCTTGTAAAAATTTAGCAGAGGGGAAGCATGAGTTTTTTATGATTGATCCTGAAGATTGGGTAGAATGTGAAGATACTGGAGAAATTATCGGTGTAATACATAGTCACCCTGTAGGGGCTGCAATAGCTTCTGATGCAGATAAAGCATCTTGTGAACATATTGGCTTTCCATATTATATTTATAGTATTAATCAAGATCACTGGACTTGTATTGAGCCTACAGGCTGGGAAGCACCTTCACTTATTGGGAGAAAATTTATCTGGGGTAAATATGATTGCTGGTCTATTGTTACGGATTGGCTAAAAGAAAACAAAAGTATAAATATTAGATACTGGCCTAGACCAAAGACATTAATGGATTTTGCTAATAATCCATACTTTGAGAAAGTACTTACAGAATCAAACTTTGTAAAACAAGAAAATAATAATAAATTTAAAGAGGGCGATGTTTTACTTTTTACAGGTGCGAAGGGTAAGGCTAGTCATGTTGCTGTTTATATCGGTGATAGTATGATATTAAATCACAACTTTAAAGCTTTAAGCTGTAGACAACCACTTAGTCTAAGCTATCAAAAAGCATTACAAGGAGTTTATAGATATGCAGCTTAGAACAATCAAAGTATATGGGAATCTTAGAAAATTTTTAGGTAAATCAACATTTCAAGCTGCTGTAAATTCACCACAACAAGCGTATAGTTTTTTGAAAGCAAATTTTGCTGGACTTGAAAAGCATATGAATAACCAAATATATCAAATAAAAATGGGAGGTCGTTTAATAACTCAAGACTTTGTAGCTTCAACAGGACAAGGAGATATTCAAATTATTCCAGTCGCAGTCGGTTCAGATTTTATTAAAGATTTTTTTGATGATGTTTTTAATTTTGTTACTAGCAATATTGTGCCTCTTGTAACTTCTTTTGTTACAGGTGGTTTAAGTACATTATTAACAACAGCAGCCTTAACTCTTGCTAGTGATTTATTAACACCTGATTTACCATCAGGAAATATCTCTTCTGTTGGTGATACAGACCCAAATATAAGAGGGTCATATTCTTTTACTGGTATTCAAAACGTTAGTTCTAGTGGTATTCCGATTCCTATTTTGTATGGATATGTTTACAGCGGATCAATTTTGATAAGTTCTGGTGTTGATAATGCCCAAATAGTTAAAATATTGACGAATGAGGGAACATATACACAATCTGGGGATCTTATAACAATAAACATTAATAATCATAAATATGTAAACGGAGAAAATATCAGACTTGATTTTACAAGTGGCCCTCTTTCTGGTTCAAATATAGACCCAGCAGTATTTGGTGTTCAAGATGTTGCTACTAATAGTTTTAAAGTGAGTACAGGTGGGTGGAACTCTCAAACATATTCAAATTCTGGAAACGCTGTTACAGTTTTAGAGAGGAATCTACCTTAATTAGCCATGCCAAGATTAGTTGACGATCAATTATTCGGAAGAGAACCAAAATTAGAGGATCCAGATTTAATAGATGGAGGGTTAAGAAGTAAAAGTTTTGCAACAGTTGTGGATTTGCTTGGATATGGTGAAATAGAGGGCTTCAGGAAACCAACAAATACAGATCCAGATACAACAGATTCACTTGACTTCAGAAAAGATATTTTTTTAGATGGCACACCCTTAGTTAATGCAAATGGTGATTTAAATTTTGATAATGTAGAGGTTTTTTTTAGAAGTGGCACTGATACTCAAACCCCATTAAGTTCAGTTGATTCTTTTGGCCCTGATCGTGTAGAAAATACAATTCCTGTTGGAGTTCCAATTCTTAAGGACACATCTGTTGCAAGGTCTATCACAGGTGTTCAAGATTCAGATGGCAATGAACTTATAAAACTTTTAAGAGTAACAATCCAAATACCAGCACTGCAAGAGTTTAAAACAGATGGAGATATCGTTGGAACAGAGGTAAAAATATCAATACGAATTACAGAAAATGATGGTACAGTTCATAATCCTGTTGTTGAAAATTCTATTAGTGGAAAAGCTACAAGTCCTTATATAAAGGACTATGAAATTGATTTACAGCAAGATAATTTATCATTTCCATTAACTGTGACTGTTATAAGAAATACTGATGACAGCACAAGTTCAAGATTGCAAAATGCCACTAATCTTCTTTCTATTACAACAATAATTACAGAATCACAAGCTTACGCTGGATTTGCTTATGTTGCTTTGAGGTTTAATGCTCAAGAATTTCAAAGCTATCCAAAGCGTATGTACAGGGTCAAGGGTACCAAGATCTCCATTCCGCACGGAACCTCTATTGATGTTGACAATGGAAGAGTAATATATCCATCAGATTATACTTTTAACGGCACATTTAAAACAGATAAAGAATGGTGTTCTGATCCAGCTTGGATTTTATATGACTTGTTAACAACAGATAAAGGTTTTGGTGGTACAGATGGTGTTATTGATGCAGATACCTTAGATGTTTTTAGTTTTTATTCTGCAAGTGCATATAATAGCGAACTAATTACTGACCCCATAACACAAACAACAGAGCCAAGATTCAGCTGCAATGTAATTCTAAACCAAAAAAATGATGCTTTTACTTTAATAAATGATCTTTGCTCGGTAATGAGAGCAATGCCTTTTTATAGCGTTGGTTCCCTTACCATATCTCAGGACAGACCTACAAATACAACTACAAATACATCTGATGCTCAATATATTTTTACAAATGCAAATGTAAGCGATCAAGGTTTTACATATACAAGTGTTGGACAAAAAACAAAATTTACTGAAGTTGAAGTTTCATATTTTGACAATGATACACAAACTTTAAATTTTGAGTATGTAAGTGCTGATGAAATAACTGCTTTATCAGGCTATACAACAAAATTCGGGAAAATAAGAAAAACTTTAAAATCTTTTGCTTGCACTTCAAGAGGTCAGGCAAATCGTCTTGCAAGATGGTTTTTGTACACAAATTTAAAAGAGGCTGAACTTTGTTCATTTAAAGCAACTCTTGAAGCTGGTGTTGTTGTAAGACCCTCAATGATAATAGGCATTGCTGATACTTTGAAGGCTGGGGTGAGAAAAGGTGGCAAGATAAAAACTGGCGTATCTACCACACAAATAATTGTTGATGCAAGAACTATTGATGGCAACGATTTATCACATGAAGCTGGATCTACTTTAAGTGTCATTTTGTCTGATGGGTCTACTGAATCTAGAACTATATCAACGATTGATGGAACTACAATAACTGTTTCTTCAGCTTTTTCTTCAACACCTCAATCAAATAGTATTTATGCGATTGAAAGTCCATCTGTACAATTTCAAACTTATAGAGTTTTGGGAATAGAAGAGAAGAATCATTGTGAATATAATATTTCAGCAATCATTCACGACACAAACAAATATTCTCAAGTAGAAGATACAACAGTTCCAGCAAATCCAAGAACAATAACTACCTTATTAGATGAAAAACCTTCACCTAATAACGCCACAGCCGTAGAACAAATTGTTGCTCTTGACAATAGAGCCGTTTCTAAAATATTTGTTTCATGGGAACCAGTACAAGGTGTAAAAGAATATCTACTTGAATTTCAATATGAAAACGACAACCCAGAAAGATTAAGGATCTCAAGACCTAGTTTTGAACTTTTTGAATCAAGACTTGGTTCATATACTTTTAAAATCAAATCATATAATACTTTAGGCAAACTTAGTTCAACAACAACAACAACAACTATAGAAGCTGAAGGAAAAACAGCATTACCAGCAGATGTACAGAATGTAAGGATTGAACCTTTATCAGATGAATTTGTAAGAATACGTTTTGATAAATCAACAGATGTTGATGTAATACATGGTGGAAACGTGGTAATTCGTAGTTCTAACCTTACATCTGGAGCGACATTTACTAATTCAGTTGACGTGCTTCCAGAACTTTCTGGAAACGTCAGTGAGTCGATTGTTCCAAATATTGTAAATGGAACTTATATTTTAAAGTTCAAAGATGATGGAGGTCGTTTGAGTGCTGGTGAAGCTTCTGTTGTAATGCTTCAAACAGTACCGAATGCTTTTCCAAAGCTAACTGTTTTAGAAGATAGAGAAGATACAGACAGCCCTCCTTTTGGTGGAACAAAAGTTGATTGTTTTGTAAGTGATGATGTTGATGGGCTTGTGCTTGGTTCTTTAATAACTCTTGATGATGTGCCAGATTTTGATGCTATGGCTGATTTTGATTTCTTGGGTGCTGTAGATATAACAGGAGGATCTTATGAGTTTGCAAATACTTTGGATTTAGGTGGAAAACAACCTTTAAGATTACGCAGACACATGGTTACACAGGGTTTCTACCCCAATGATTTGTTTGACAAAAGAACTGCAAATATTGATACATGGACTGATTTTGATGCTGCTACTGCGTTCAATGTAGGGGCTAAATTATTGGTAGCTACCACTGACCAAGACCCTGATTTATCAGTGACAGCAACAGGTTACACGATTAATGATGGTTCTGGTGGTGCTGGCACAATAATTACAATTACAAAAACAGATCATGGATATTCTGCTGGTAGTTTTGTCACTGTTGATTTTACTTCTGGAACAGGTGTTGATGGTGACTATGAAATCCAAAGTGTACCAAGTGCAAACACATTTACACTTACTTCTGCAACTTCATTGAATACAAGTGGAAATTGCACCTATAGTGCTGAATTTTCTCAATTTAATCCTTTTGTTAATGGAACTTATGTTGCGAGAGGTTTTAAATTTAGATGTGAAATGGATTCTGATGACCCAGCACAATCAATAGAAATAGATCAGTTAGGATATACAGCAGAGATTGAAAGCAGAACAGAAACAAGTCTTGGTAATGCAGGGGCATCTGCTGGTGGATTTATAGCTTCTGGAACATCTACAAAATCAGTTACATTTACAAATAGTTTTTTCACAGGTCAATCTGGTACTAGCATTGCAGCCAATTCAGTTTTACCATCAATCGGTATTACTATTGAAAATGCAGAACAAGGAGACTTCTTTACTCTATCAAGTATTAGTTCGACTGGATTCAACATAGATGTAAAAGACAAAAATGAAAATCATGTAAATAGAAATTTCAAATATGCTGCCACAGGATTTGGGCGTGGTAGTTAATTTTAAAGTAGGATATACTTAAATAAAATTTTGGATTAACAGATGAGTTTTCAGAATGATATGATTA